GATGGGGGCTAGGACTGGCATCGGATGTCGTAGGCCAACAATAAGCCCGGCCCGCCGAAAAGGCAAGGCCGGGCTGGCTGATTGTTTGGCCGGGCGGCTTAGGCGGCGGCTTCGATCTTGGCAAGATCGCCGTCGGCGTCCATGAACCAGCCTTTCCATGCAGTCGCGGAGACGCATGTGAGGTAGCATGTGGAGTTGGCGGCAATGGCGGACTCCGCGCTAGCGCCTGTGCCGCCGTTGATGGCGATGGTAGCCGGGTCTGAGCTGCGAAGCTCAAAGCCGGTTGCAGCGACGTTGATTACAAGTTGCTTGCCTACCACGGGGGCTGGCAAGATAACAATGTCGTTGGCACCTGCGCTGGTGACAGTGACGTGGCTGGAGGCTGCCGCAATGGCGACACCGCCTGCGGTTGCCGTGACGGCTTCCACCACATCGGAACGCGGGCCGCTGATCGTGCCTGCGTTGACGAGGGCATTCACGCCACTAAAAAACTGGGCCAGGGTCATGTCGGCGCAGATCCGAGGATCGCCGGATGGCTTGGACGAGTCGTAAACAAAGACGCGGTGATTGGTGGACAGGCTGGCCCCAAGAAGGGCTGGCAGGTCCGCCGGATTCGTTGGAATAGGGGTAATCTGGAGCATTGAAGTAGGTAGCTAGAGGGTTGCGTTGAGTTTGCCAAAAAGGCCGCCCGGCGAGTGGGCTAGGCGGCCCCAAGGCGTGACCGTTAGCTCACCTCCGGCATACCGGGGGCGTTCCAAGCACCGTAAACGACGATGTAGCCGTTTTTGATGAGCGCGGCGTTCTTGTAGGCGGTGGCACCCCAGACCATCTGGACACCGATACCGAAGCGGTTGGTGTAGTCGTTCTCCTGGGTGACACGCTGGCCCATGGCCGTGCTGGCCTTGCCGTTGACGGTGCCGTAGCCGCAGTACACGGCGTTGTTGCCGAGGAAGTAGCCGCAGACGTATGGCTGGCCCTTGCTATTGCAAGGAATCATCAGAGAGCCGATTGGAATGATGCCTTCTGTGAGGTAGGCAGAGGTCCAAGGAGCGGTGCCCCAAGTGATGGTGGAGCCGGTGAGGGTGGTTTCGTAGTCTCCCGAGGCCGTGGAGCCAAGGCGGGTAAGGCCAGTGTCGGAGATGGTCAGACCGTCGGTGGTCGTGTACTTGAAGAAGCTGAACTTGCCAGCGTCTGCACCCGAACCGTTGATGACCATTAGGTATTTATTGTCAGTGTTGGAGGCGATGAACGTCTGCTCAAACGCGGTGAACGGAGCACCGGGGAAGTAGCGGAAGTAGTCGTTTGCAGTCTTGGCGACGGCGTTGGTGGTGAGCACCGAGCTACCATTGAAACCACCGCCGCTGAGGGCCGTGAGAGTAGTAGTAGTGCCTTTGGCGACAATCGCCACGCCGAGGTAAGCGCGGGGAGCACAGAACGCACCCTGGGCGGCATCAGCGGCGGTGTTGGAAACTGCCCAGTTGTTGAGCATGACGCCATCATATTCCGGCAGGCTGCCTGCGAACAGGTAGTTGGTAGGGCCGCGTGTGCCAGCGGTGGCAAGCAGGCTTTCCCAAGTCGAGTTTTCGCGCAGGCCCTGGAACAGGTAGTCGTTGCCCTGGAAGAAATACTTTAGGATGCGCTGGCCGTTAGGTCCACGGGCAATCTCGATTTCCTGCATTTTGATGCCGTTCGCCATGATCTTCGCTTGGGAGATCGTGGACTTAGTGACAACATCAGTCGAGGTGAGGGCGTTGACACTGGATTTGTTGCCAGCGTAGAGAGTGTTGTAGCTCTCCAAGCTGCCGATCATCACGGCTTCGATACAGTCGCACTTGAGGCGCTGCACCCATTCGTTGAGGCCACGGCGGGCCGATTGGTCAAACGTGGTGCCGATGAACGTCAGATCCTTGGTGGTGACGGTTTCGGCGACGGCGTGACGGTGAAGGCCGATAGTCAGCGTAAACTGGCTGTACTTGCGGACTTCTTCAGCGCCGACGAGGTTGGTGTTGCCCTGAACGCCCTTGCCGCCGAGGCCAGCCTCAGACGAGAAGACGATGGTGTTGCCTCGCACCTTGGCGGTGTCGAGCACTTCTTTGACGGGCTTGACGGAGCCAAGGCCGCCCATGAGTTCAGAGAACGGGTTGTAGCGTTCGTTATCGAAGGCGATAGATGACACCCAGAGGATCTGGCGTGCGTAGGTGGGGGACTGATCAACAAGCTGTTGAACAGTCTGAGCGTTAATTTCGGTATATGAGGCCATTACGGTAGTGTGGTGGTGATTTGCGAGCAGATTGTTCCTCAAGGCTTCTTGGGCCTTGTTAATCTGTCGTCACGCCACACAGGCGTCGGCTGCCTTTCGGCTACCGCTATCTCAAGACATTCTTACGCTGCCCAGCGAAGGCGAATTGCCAAGCACTGAGTCAAACAGCCCGGCAAGGCCTGCGCCACCCGTGACTGCCGCCCGGACCTGGGCCACGATGTCAGGCGCAGTTGGCTGGCCGGGCGCGGGGCGCTGGGCCATAGCTACGCTGGTCGAGGCCGGGGCAGCCGGGGCCTTGGCTGGCACGGGGCCAGGGGCGGGCTGAGGCTGGCTGACTGGCACGGCGGGAGATTTTGAGGCGCGCATCTGGGCGGCCAGATTGGCGGCATACTCGGCCACGGCGGTAGGGCTGCTGCTGGCGAACTCGGGGTTGACGGCGAGCAGGCTCTTAACAGCGAGGGTGGCGGGGTGGTTGTCGTCGCGCAACTCGGGGTACTGGCTCATTGCCAGTTCAAGGGAGTCGTCGCCGATTTCTTCAAACGCTTTTTCGGCGGCGGCGGCGGTCTTCATCTTGGCCTCCATGGCGTCGGCCATCTCGGGCGTAAACTCGGCAATACCCTCGGCGTTGTTCTGGAGATCGGCTAACGTCTGCGCGGCATCTTGGGCGGCTTGGGCGGCGGAGTTGTAATCTTCGAGGGCCTGCGTGAAGACAGGTGCCAAGTCAACCGGCTCGGCGGCTGGGGCAGGCTGGCCGGGCACAGCCTCGGCTGGGGCGGTGACTTCGCTATCTGGCTTGAGTTCGTAGGTGCCGGGATCTGTGGCGGGCACTGGATTGGCGGGATCGTGGCCGGTGGCGTCGTCGGGGTCGGGCAAAAGGGCCGCATTCACGGGCGCTGGCTTGGCTGCCCCAGCAGTGAAGTCGGCAGCGAAAGCCTCTGGAGACTTATCTAGGCTGCCATACAAAAGTGAGGCAGGATCAAAAGGCGCTGTCGTAGTGTCGGACATATTGGCTATATTGTGTGTAGTTATGGATTTGTTGCAAGAGGAAGTTTTGGCTAGCTCATGGGATGTGTTGCCAGATGTCTCGATTGACAATCATGCACACTAAAGATGCAGACACTCCAAACTGCGCGCCTAGCGCCTTCATGGAAATGCCACCAGCCGCATAAATGGCGCGGATTTTGATAACTTGGTCGTTAGTAAGTTTTGAGTGAGCGAGAGATTCACCACGCGGCCTAAGCTCTGGATGCTGACGGTAAAAATGCCTCTCCCCACTAGGCCAACTCCCAGGTTTTGTGTGGCTCCCATGTCGGCTTTTAACTGCCATATCACGCATATTGTCTGCGTGCGTACCTAGAGCAAGATGATCAGGATTCACACACGCTGGGTTGTCGCACCTGTGGCAGACACACATCCCATGGGCGCTGCCGTCGTGGGGAATGGGGCCGTTGGCAATCATCCACGAAGCCCGATGAGGCTTAATGGTTGCGCTGTCCATGCGGATGGCCCCATACGGATTCTGTGGGCTAGTAACCATCCACACCCAACACGCGGTCTCCATGTGAGGCATTGTTGGGCCGTCTTTATCGACTTTTGCCCAGAATCTCGCGAGGTCCTTCTTACTGGGGTTGATTTCTCTTTGCGTGTATGGCACGCTGGCATCAGCTTCGTTCATATCTTGAGTATGTTTGAGGTTAGACGCCAAAGGCTCGGCAAAGAGTCTTTGGCGTTGCCATTATTACCCATGTACGCCTTGGGTCAATACTCAAATACTAGGCGATGCCGCTCTAAAAACTCCGCCTTTTGCTGCAATGGAACACCAGCAGCATGTAGAACCTTGATGCCTCCACGCCAGTCCAGCCAACCTCGGTGACATGCATGTGGCCACCAATTCCAAGTATCATCCAGATAAGTCATCTCTACTCCAGCCCTGTGCCATGCGGCCACTAAAATTGATTGCTCCGTCACGTCTTTCAATACCGGAAATCCCTCTACGCCAGCCCGGCTTTCTGCCATGAGCCGCCGGGCCAAGTCGAAGGCTGCCCTCACGGCGGGCTGGCGGGCGTTGGCGAAAAAAAAACCCGTGTTGCAGTAGCGGTCAGGCGGGAAGTCGAGAGCCAAGGCGTCTGGCAGGCAGAACGAGTCCAGGGCTTGGCGGCTGGCGTCTCGGACGGCGGCTATGCCTGCGATGTTGCGGAAGGGGGCGAGGTCTAGGGGCTTGATAACAAGGGTATCTGCGTCAAAAAAGCAAAATACGCGATCTCCCGCGATCTCAGGCAAGGCGTATTTCCAATCGTAACTTGCCGGGTCGTCGGTGGTGAGGATGAGGGCGGGCGCTCCGGTGTACTTGCGGAAGCTGGCGGCGGCGGCGTGGGCCAAGGCCTCGTAGGGCTTGTTGCAGACTGTGATGCCGATGACGGGGGGCAGGTTCATGTGATAATGAGCAAGAATCTTTGATCGTTGATGGGCGAGCATTGAAGTTCCTTGCCGACAAACACTTCGCGGAATTTCTCCATCCACCACTCTACGGGCCGCTGTGTGCAATGCGCGTTCTCGCCTGTTGCCAGCCTTTGGGCAGCCGGGCCGGTGTGGACGGTGATAGCCCAGACTGGAGCAAGGCGTTTCATTTGGCTGAGAAGATCCGTAACCTCTTCTTCTGGAATGTGCTCCATTACCTCAAAGCACAAGCCTGCGGAGTGCTCCGTTTCGGGAAGTTTGTCGATGCCGGGAATAGCGGGGTCGTAGCGAGTAACTTTGGCTTGAGGCCATAGCTTTTTCGCGTCTTGCGACTGCCCACATCCAAAATCAATGACTGGGCTGCCGTCTTTTATTGGCGGCAGGAGGCCAAGTAGCTTTTTCTTGAAGCCTTCGGACATACTGCCTGTTCCATATTTCTGGGACGCATGAAGCTGCTTATAGAGGCTGACCTTGCTGCCTGCCGGGCTGGCGGCCTTGGCTGACCAAAGGCGGCGGGGATGGATGCCAAGTTCAATCAGGCACCTACCCCAAGGCGTCGAGGCTTGGGCATTAACCAGCGTGTCGGCCCATGGCTCCAAGGGCTTGTTGAGCGTCAAGAGGCGAGCCATGACATAAAGCGGGATGGAGTCTGCCGCCACCTCGGCAAAGCGCATAGGGCGCTCCTCGGGATTGACATTGACCCACATTGAACGCCATGCCTGAATTGAGTTCCTGGCAACGCTTGCCAAACTTGGGTCGTTGTCCAGATACAAAGCGTAGCTGTAGAGGGCCATAACACGCATCACGTTCGTTGCGATGCCTGGATGAGTGGTGAGGTCGTCGCCTGCAAGCGAGTCTAGGATGACTTCGGCTAGATTCTTCCAATCATCGTTATTGTGGAGGATGCACAAATAGACTTCGGCGGTGATGAGCGAGTACCGCCAACGAACGGCCATGCCTTGGCTTTCGATGCTGCCGGTGTCGATGGGAAAGATTTTCTCCAGCCAGTCTTTGGACGTGATTTCACCGTCAATAGTCCGGTATGTTAGCCAGCATTTGGCGTGCGCCCTTTGCTCTGGCGTGTAGGCATCTCGCGCCTTGTCGCCGTTGTTTAAAGCATCCCACGCGATAGCGTATTGCTCACCTTTGGGAGTCGTCGAATTTGGGTTGAGGCTTGGAATCATAAGGTTTTCAAACGTGACACTGCCCACATACCCGGCACATCCAAGACAACAGTGTGAGAGCCCGCCACACGGCGAGCCTTGGAAAAAAGCGTTTCTGCGTTTGGTTCTTCATGGTCGGGGAGACCGATTCCGCGCAGGAAGACTTGCCACATGGCGCGGGTGAGAACGGTGGTGACGTGGTGGTGATCTTGCCCATGGGCGGCTTTGGCGACTTGCCGGTGGAGTTCAAAAGCTACGCGCTCCTCGGTCATGCGAAGTTGAAGCGAAGGAAACAGCGGGCCACTTCTTGCGGGCGGTTCTTCTCCCAGCAGCCATCCCCATCACGCTCGCCTGCCGGACCTGTGTTGGCCTCAATCGTGGCGATCCGGCCCTTGGCGGGCTGGCCGGTGACTAGGCCGATATGGGAGAAGTCGAAGACTACGATGTCGCCTTTCTGCGGCGTGGCGGAGTCGGGCAGGACGGTCACGCCCTTGGCCTTCTTGGCCCAAGCCTGCCAAGCCCAGGCTCCGGCGGATTTACAGCGCCATTTCTCGAACTGCTCGGCGTTCATGCCGGTCAGGCTTTCCAGCAGGCCAGCCTTGGCTAGCTCGTCGCCTACTGTGTCCAGCCAAAAGGCCATGGCTGCCGCGCAGTAGGGCTCTCTGTTGCTGTAGCCGTCTGGGTAGGAGGTGGAAGGCCAGAATCGCTTGATCCATGCGCCTTGGTTGTTGCGGGGGGACTCAACTTTGCCCACGTCACGCTTGGCAATGTTCACCAGCCAGTCGGCGAAGCTAGGGCCTGTGGCAGGCTTGGCGGCAGGCGGCACAGCCTTGGCGGGCGGCTGGAGGGCGGCCCAAGTGGCTGGGCCTACTACGCCGTCTGCGGCGAGTTTGCGCGCTTCTTGGAAGTCTGTTACGGCGTCATCCGTAATGGATCCAAAAAAACCGTCTGGCTTGGACTTGAGGTAGCCGAGATCATGCAGGCGGCCTTGGAGGCGAAGAACTGCCGGACCTTTATCGCCTTCTTGCAGAATGGGTGTGTCGGGTGTCGTGCTCATAGCGAGCCAAAGCCTATGGCCCGCCTTGGCCTTTGTCAATCATCAGAAAGAAGCCCACTACGGCCAGCACCAGCCCGGCCATGACGGCCAAGGCTAGACCAAGGCCGCTGAGTTCGTGGAGGAAGGCTAGCATGGGAACAACTGGAGTTTCGCCATCCACAAGCAGAACACCAGCCGCTCACACATTGAGGCGTTCCGGCAGAACTGCCACGAATGCCGTAGCAAGGCTGGCAGCCGGGCTAGGCGCTGGCGCTATGGGCGGCGGCGGAGAATGAATGGTTTCATGTTAGGCGTCTTTTGTTGAGGAATCCGGGGCGGAGCTTGCCGCCTGGGCCGAACTTGTCCACAGCCCACCACGAAATATCAGCCTTGGTCTTGCGTTGGAGGTCGGCTAATTGGATGTCACGATAAACCGCGTGAATGATGGCTGGCGGCGGGGTGGGCGGCAGGCTGGGCAGCTCTTGGCGTAGCCAGTCAGAGCCGCCTTGATACAAGTCGCAAAGAAAGTCGTGGCAGAGCCCAGCCCTCATGCCCACGCCAGACGGGCCGTAGTTGAAAGGCGGGCCGTGGAAAATGGCTGGCACGCTTTGGCCGTCGAACTCGTAACCGTCTGGAATGACGTATTCTTGGTGAAACCCGTCTTTACTGACAGTGAATCCATAAGCGCCATCTAGTCTCCAAAGAGGCCCCTTTGACCACGGCCAAAACGGAAAACCAAAATCGGCGTCTCGTATCGGGATGATGTCGGGGTAATTGCTCATCTAGGCGGGGTTGTTAATGCGTTGCGCATGGCCTGCTTGGCGATGTCGTCGAAGTATTCCACCTGCTTTTCGCTTGTTTCGTTGAGCTTGTGTAGGGCTTCTGTGAGGCTATTCAATGCGTCAAGCATCTTGGTTGCTCCCCACCAGATCACCGATGCTAGAGAGGTGAAAAGCACAATAATAGCCACGATGAGAACGCCGTAAAAGCTCCACTGCCCGGCCTGCTCAGGGCTAGGCACCTGCCCAGTAAAGGCGTGCCATGCCATTTCCGCTAAGGCCATGGCTGAGGCCAGCCCGGCTGACATGACGGCCAAGATGGGGGCCGGGATTTCAGAGAGGGCGTGTTGGACGGGCGGCGGGATGTTCATTGAGTGGAGGCATTGCATGGTGCTTCAAGTGATGGCTCGGACGCTGGCGGCGTCGATTCTGGATGCTGTAGGCCGAGCGTGCATGATGCTTGTCGGATCGTCCGAGTGTTCGAGCCCGAGAGCGTGGCCTATTTCGTGCAAAGCCAGCCTGCGCATGTCAGGGGTGCGTCCTGTAAAGCGGTGCCACCAAGTCGTTGCCCATTTCAGGGATGGGTCGAAGGTGATGGAAAACGCACCCTTGCTGAGCGGTTGACAATAAGCCTGCGCGCCGTCTGGCGGTTTTCCCGACGAAAACATCAGCGTCGCCGTGCGCGGATGCTCGAAAAACTCAACCTGCCCATCGGTGTCAATCTCCCATTGGTTCATCGCCCACTCAATGCACGCTCGGGAACCTTTCGGCAGGTTTGTCGTGTCGATTGAGTAGATGACGGCACGCTTCATGGCTCTTGGTCAGTCTCAGGAGTCGTTTCAGGCTTTGGCATAGCTTGAGCGATCAGCATTTCGAGTTTGCCGATGGCTGCACCTGCTTTGAATTGCGCGTCAAGAGCGGCTTGGATGGCTTGGGTAATTTCGGGATTCATGCGTTTTTGGAGTCAAGGTAGTCTTTGATGGCAGGCAGGATGTTAAGCACGTCCTGCATGACCTGTGCGGCACCTGGGACATTCTGAACGATGTCCCAGAAATTGCCGGATGTGGTAACTCGCCCAGACCACAAGAACTCACCTGTTTCCGAGTTCTGTGGAGCCTGATCGAACGTCAACTTGGCGTTGACTGCATCGTTCAGGTTGGTGGCGGCAAAGTTTGGAAAGAACCACTGGTCAAAGGTCGTCTCTGGAACAGCGGGTTCAACGATGGGGGGAATGATTGGAATAGGCATGGCGCTAGACGATGGTAAGGATTCCTAAGTTAGAGTAAATATCTCCCGTGCTCAATCCTGCCGAGGATGTGGGGATGTTGGTAATGCGGACGACGCCTGCACGAACGACTGTCAGCACGTCCACAAGTGTTTGCGCTGTGGTTCCGCTTGATCCGGCTGCGGTTCCTTGAAGGACCACGGTGGCAGGCGTGGCGTTGCCGGTGCTTTTACCGGGACCAATCGACAGTTTGCCACCAACGATGTTCGTCCCGACTCCGCTTGGTCCAGTGAATAACTGATTGATGGGAGTAGCAGAACTTAACCCCATTTGAATACTTGCCGCAGCTAACCGAGAGAACATTGCGTCGGCGGAACCGTTGCCTCCGCCCATCACGTTCGATGTGGAATTAAATCCAATTACACCTTTATACGTCCCGCCAGCAAAGTTGTCTGCAACTGTGATGCCGAATTGGGTGGCGTGGAAACCCATCGACACCATATCAATGCCGTCTGAAAGACGGGTGATTAGTGCGGAGGTTCCCGCTTTTAAAAGAGCGTGCGACCCATCAGTTCCAGACCCCAATCGAAGCATTGGAAGATTTTCTGATCCTACGGGAATAAATGCCAGTTTTGCCGTGCCTCCGATCTGGTATTCAAACGCGGTCGAAACATCTGCCCATGTCGCGGAATATGCTTTGCTCGCCGTATTCGTGATGTTCAGGGTGTTCGCTTTGAATGCCTGTGTGCCTCCGTTCCACGTCTGCGTCTGAATAAGCAGCGGTGTGGAGGTCGTAACTGTGCCGCCCGTAATGGTGAGTGGGCCGGTCAAAGTTCCGCCTGTAAGGGCCAACACGCCTAAAGCCGTTCTCTGAGCCGCCGCATCCGCCGCCTCGGCCAATGTCGCCCCGGCTGCCGTGACGGTAAACTTCCGGTCGGCCCCTGACTGAGTGCCATAGTAAAGGCCCCCGGTACCTGCCGTAGCGGCGGTGAGTGCTGCGAGTGTTGAGTCTGCCATTAGAGTGAGATGTTAGGAGCCGGAAAGAAGAAGAAAGCTAGAGCCGTCGGCCAAAAGCAAAGACGAGCCGCCGCCAGAGGCCAAAAGCAGCGTATCACCTGGATCTGGCGGGCCGCCTGCCCCGCCGCTGCCGCAGCCTAGAAGATTGAGGGCATTAGCCATTGTGGGTTAGCCAGGGATGGGTGCCCAGATGACACGGACAGAGACGCTGGCCGTGCCGGTGGATGTGACGGTGAGCGCCTCGCCCACTTCGGTGACAAACAAAGGCGTCTGATTGTCTGGGTTACCACGGTTGCTGCCACCGTTGGCTGCCGCATACTCGGGCGCGTCAATAGCGGTGGAGGCAGAGTTGAAAGTCACCACGGCGTCTGCGGAAGCCCTGATCTCGACGTAGAACACCGCGATTCGTTTGCTTGCCACGGCGGACACAAGTTCCTCGGCTGTATCAGGTGAGGTGATTGTCTCAAAAGCGCGCTGCTTTTGGATGATGAGCCCACCCATGTAGTGGTAGTAGTTTTGGGGGTAGCGTTCCATTGTGTGTAGTTATGCGGATTCTTCGCCCGGCTGCAAGTCTTTTTGCCCGCCCTGCCCGGCCTTTTCCTTGGCGGCCCGGCCCTGGCGGACGGCGGCGAGTTGGCCGGTGACGAGCGTGGCGACTTCGTTGTAAATCGTGTATTCGCGCAGGCAGTCGGAGATGATCTGGAGATTGCGCACCTTCGTGGGGTTGTCGGCGTCCTCGGCCTTGACCGGCCCGGCGGGCTTGGCGGCCTCGGCAATGGCCCGGCGAAGCGCGCCTTGGGCGTAGGCCGTGTAGGGCTTGACGATGATCTTGTCGAATGCCTCGTTGTTCTCCAACTGGATGAGGAACTCTTCGGCTAGGGCTTCGATGGGCTTGGACATGGGCGGCTATCGGGTGGGCGGTTCTTGCGGAGGCTGGCCCGCCTCGGCCTCGGCTGCCATGGCTTCGGCCTGGGCCTGGGCCATGACGGCGGTGGCCTGCTGGATGGCGGCCAGGGTAGTTTCTGGGTTTGGCTCGCCAATGCCTTTAAGGATGTCGGTGTACTGGCGCATCATAGCTTGCTGCATGGGCGGGGCCATGGCGGCGAACTGGTTCAGGACGTTGATGATGGCTTGGCCGACTTCGACCATTTGCGAGCTGTGGGACTTGGTGAGGCTGATTTCAAAGACGTTCCGCACGTCCTCGGGGAAGCCCTTTACCCATTCAATCAAGATCATGGCCTTGTCTTGGCCCACCTGTTTGATGAGGGCCGCCAGCCCGGCCTCGGTGTTCGTCATCGTGTAAAGCTCGATGTCGATAAAGTCGTTGAGCATGGCTGTCAGGCCTTCCACGACTTCGTTTTCTCGGGCGCGCAGGCTTTGGTTGCTGGTGTTTTCGAGGATCTTGGCAACGCCTAGCGTGTCCTGGCCCGGCACATCGGCCACGGTGGAGTCGGCGGGGCTGGTCAGCCCGGCGTTGATTTCGGCCCGGCCTATGAAGCGGTCCATGAGTTCGGAGAAAATGCCCACATTGGCGGGTTCCACGGTCTTGACGGCCATGGCGTCGTCGGCGGTGAAGCCTGCGCGGAGTTGGTAGCCTTCGGAGTTGCGGAACTGGATGCCGCCGCCGTCGATGCCCTGCTGTGTGGCTAGGGGGTTCTCAAAAAGCACGTTGCCGGAGGTATTGGCATCAAACTCGATGCGGTTGAGCATCTTGTCTGAGACTTCGTGCCAAGTGTCGAGGAGTTCGTAGTAGCCTCGGCCTGTCCAGCGGTGCAGTTTCGGCCAGATGCGGTGATCAGTGTAGGGGTGTGGGGCTTCCTTGTCGGACCATGGCAAGATGATCGTGGCGTATTCGTAGTGAATCGGGATTTTAGCATCCCAGTCAATGAGGACGTAAATAGGTTCTGCATAGCCGTCGCCGTCGGCATCGTAGCGAATCCATGTTTCCACATAAACACGGGTGCGGAAGCGTTTTGGATCTTCCGTGGCAGGGCGCATGGAGGCTTCATTCTCGCCATCGCGGACACGGTTTAGATTGGCGCGGACGGTGTAGGTGTTGTTATCGGCCCCGCCGGTCAGGTTGCCGGTCTTAGCCTTGGTGTTGTAGTCGTCGAACGCCTTTGTTTCGCGTGTCTCGGGGGCGTAGCCAATGAGTAGGTCGCCGGGGTTGGCGGCGAAGACGTGGCCTTTCAGTGGCGAAACGTCGAGGTTTTCGGCGTTGATGTGACAGAAGAAGTCCCCGTAGTGGATGACTTTAGTTTCTGCACCGGGCTCCTTGCTGGTGCGCTGCATCACAACCTTGGGTTTGGAGATTTGCAGGGCCGCCCCTACAGGCACAAAAATAGCCGGGTCACGCTCCAATACTTGACGGTCTGGATAAGCCGGGTCGGCAATCCATTTGTCAGTTGATAGAACTGGCTGGCCTTGGCTGTCTTTGATCACTTTGCCGTCAAGCGTCACAGTTTGGGTAACAACGGGCTTCATGTAATATGCCTCGCTGAGCCCGGCCCGCGTAATCTCTTGGCCTCGGATGAGGCTGCCTTGCTTGGCCTTCTTGCCTACCTCGTTTAGCTTCGTGAGCTTGGCGCGGTGCTTGAGGCGCTGCATCAGGATCTCAATCGCCGGGTTTTCGTCCTCGGCACCCTCGGCATTCGGGCCAAAAAAGGCAGGCGTAGAGAGTAAGTCGTTGTCCATCTTGTCGCCGTGCTGGTTCACGGGCGTCATGGGCAGATTCAGCGAAAGATTTGTCTCGCGGAAAAGCAGGCAGTTGGCCTTACGGTGCTCGAAGTCCTGCTCATAGGCTAGCTGGTAGTTGTCCCAGCGCCAAAGGAGAGAGCCAACGGTGTAGTCTCGGCTGGTGGTCTGGACGCCCATAAGTTGGCGGCAGTTCTCCACTTCGGCGATGACGTACTGAACGAATGCGTTCTCGGCGGCGTCATTGTCGAAAGTGAGGTGGGAGTTGATGAGGCGCTGCATTCGATATTGTGTGTAGTTATGGCGTGGCTGTGGCTTTGTGCAAGCCCATTGCGTGGGCCTGTGCCCTGGCGGCGGCCATGGCATCCTCACGGGCCTTTTTGAAGGCCTTGATTAAGCTCTCGCCCGGCGTGGCCTTCTCGCTTGGCATGGCCTTGGCTGTCACCTTGGCGGCATTGGCGGCGTAAAGGCGGCCTGCCAGCTCGGCAAACTGCCGTTTCTTGGCTGGGTCTGTGATGGGCACAGGCTTGGCTTTGCCGGGAGGATCGGCGGTGTAATCGTCGCGTTGGAGCGGTTGCGGGCTCCAGCGTTTGGTTGGGTGCAGGCGGTTGGCGCGGTAGAGGAGGGCATCTGGCTGGGGCGTAACCTTGGTGTTGGCCTGGAATAGCAGGCGGGCGGGCGGCGTGAAGGCCTTGGGCAGGCGCTCGCCAGTCGTGCTGATTTTGGGCTGGGCGGCGAAGACTGGCAGTTTGGGGGCAATCGTAGGGTTTGGCAGGGCGGCATAGCCTGGGCCTGCCGTCGTGCGCTCGCGGAGCACGTCATCCATGTTGCGGAGCGGCTGCTTGATGAGGTTTGGGATGACGTTGTTCATCAGCATCTTGATCCCGGCGTTTTGGTCGGGGTTCTCGCGCTTTTCTTCCACGTCGCGGACAAACTGCATGGCATTGGCGAAGCCTTGCAGGAATGACTTGTCTTCCAGTGACGAGACGAGACTGGACAGCATGTAAGTGGTGTAGCTGGCGTTCTCGCCCTGTGACTTGAGGCGTTTGACCTCCTGATAGTTGCGGTATGCGTCAATCCACGTTGTCAGAGTGGTGGCGGCTGGCTCGTAGCGGCCAAAAGGCAGGCTGCCAAGCACCTTGCCCTTGCCATCCTGCCAGACAATGGAGTTTTCCCCGCCGTATTTGCGGAGGAACTGATCTGTGGCGGCCCGCTCCTTGAGGGAGTGCGAGCGGGTGCCGACAAGTAGCACAGGCTTTTCGTCGTCGTTGTCGTCACCTTCCAGCATGGAAGCCAAGGCCAGCCAGCCAAGCCCGGCTAGCAGCGTCTCGGAGGCGTCTTTGATTTGCATGGCCTTTGGGTAGGATTTAATCACGGGCACGCCATCCTTGCCCATTGCCAGCCAGCCAGCCCGAGTCAGGCCGTAGAGCAGACTGATAGCCGAGCCGCCTGCCTTCTTGATGCCGGTGCGGACGATGTTGGTCGGGGTGCGCTGGAAAGGGAAGATCCAGCGCATGAGGCTTCCCACGAATTTACGGGAGCGGATGCGCTTTTGGAGCTTGGCGGCAAGGTCGGAGTCGCCTTTGGACTCGGCCTCGGCAAGTAGCTTTTCCAAGTCTTTAATGCCCTTGTAGCCGCCTAGCACGGTGTCCACGATCTCGGTCGCGGAGTTGTCGTCTTGGAACAGCAGTTCCTCAGCGGTCTTCATCACCTCGCCCCACACGGCGCTGGATGTGTCGTTGATGGTGTTGGCAATCTCGGCGTCAATGAAAGCGGCCCTTGCCTGCCCTTTCAAGCCTTGGCGCTTGGCCTCCACATGTGCCCGGCGGTAGGCCACGGCTGAGGCTTCCGCATACATGATGGCGGTCTTGAAGAAGGCGTCTGTGAAGCGGAGCACACGGCCCGGCAGGCGGCTGATGCGGCCTGCCTTGCCGCCGAGGCTGGCGCGGATGTTGCCCACCTTGTCGAGGTCGCCGTCCACCACGTCGATTTCCAACGGCTGGCCGAGGTACTTGTGTCGGATGGTGTCGCCTTCGGTGAGGAAGGTTTGGCGGGCCATCTCGAAGGCTGGGCCGATGCCCTGCCAGAAGCCTTTCAAGATGTGCTTGAACTCGCGGAACTGTGGCGCGTTCGGGTCTTGGTAGGCAAGGTTGAGCGTGGCCTCGGCTAGGCGCTGGCCGGTGTAGTGCCATGCCACCTGCGCGGCGTTGCCGGTGATGTTTGCCACCTGGGTCTGGGGGCCGGAGAGGAGCGGCCAGTTGATCCAGTACTCGTAAAACTTGTCGAAGGCGCTAGCCTTGGCTGCCGTGTACTCGCGGGCGAAGGCGTAGTAGTTCGCCATGTCGTCGGGGTCGAAGGGCACGAACACGCGCACGCGCTGGCCGCCAGGTGTCATCACCACCTTGGACATGAGCTTGCCGGAGTTGCGGGCCTTGGCCGATTGGAGGGCGTAGGCCATGACGCGGTTTACCTCGGCGGTCACGTCGGCCACGGTCTGCCGCTTGCCTTTGATGAGGGCGGGCTGGGCTTCGATGGCCTTGGGCGGCAGGCGGAGGATTGACTGGCTGGCGGGGTTGAAGCGTTCGGAGAGCGGGATGACTTTGCCGGACTCGTCGTAGGTTACGGGGTCGGCGGATTTGATCTGAGATGGATTGAGGACTATGGTAGTTTTGCCTTCTGCTAGTAGAGTGCGGTAGCCAACGTTCGACTCCTCGAACTTAGCGTTATAGGTCAACCCGTCGTAGCCTGCATCGAGGAGTGCTTGCTTCACCTTCGCAGCAGGCAACGCATCTAGTGCATTTTTGAGATAGACTTGCGATTTTCCGCCTTGTGGAAACCACATCGTCTTTGGGGCAATCTTTTGAAGCCATGCCCCCAACCCCTCACCCTTCGTGACGATTTGCTCTACGTCTAGCGGCTTGGTGAGGCGCAGCAAAGCGGAGATCTGATTTTTGCCGTAGCGTTCAGCTAGACTAGGTGAATCCGTGAAATGAAATCCAAAAGAAAACATCTCGTCTTTTTTTGGTTTATTGGCCTCCTTGAACTCAGTAAAATTTTTCTCGGTGCCATGCAACAATGGTCCCACATCATATCCCGCCGCCTTCGCCGCCTCGTCCACCATGGCCTGAGCCTTCGCCATATCGCCAGCCTGCACGGCGTCCATGTACTCCTTGTCTAGCGCAGCCAGCCCGCCGTCTTGGCTAGGCGGCAGCCCCAGCCCCACGGCCTTCTTGAGCTTGGCAAAGCCAGCCTTGATGAGGCCGCCAAAGCCCGTGCCTGCCTTGACCTGGGCTGCCACGGCGGGGCGGATGATGGCGGCGGTGGCGTCGTGGATGAACTTGCCTACGTCGTCTTGGTTGAGGTTGAGGGCGTTGGCAATGTGCTCGTCTGAGAAGCCTCGGAAGGCTAGGCGCATGATGTTGTAGCCGTCGTTGTCTTTGCCTTTGTAGGCGTCGAGGCCTTCTTTGACGGCGGGGAGGTCGAGGATGGCGGATTGCAGGGCGACGCGGTCGGTGCCGGAGAGCATGAGGTCGTCTTCGGTGACGCCCATGTTTTTGAGCACGGCCTTTTTGATCTTCTCGCTTTTGGCGTCGTCCTTCTCCAGTAGTTCCTCTTTGGTTTCCTGAGCGCGGGCCGTCTTTAGCGCGGCTTCCACGTCTGCCCGGCGGCTGCCCCGTGCCTCGGCTAGCTCGGCCTCCAGGCTGGCGATGCGGCGGGCCTTACCTGCCTGGGTGGGCAGAATGCGGAGCTTACGGCGGACGGCTGAACTTGGGCCAAAAACAATGTCGAGCGCTTTTGTCCAGCGTTGCTGTGGGGTTTCCAACGGGTCACGGCGGGCGCTCATAGCCTGGGCTAGGCGGGTGCCGGTGTCGAGGTAGTAGTTGCCCACCTTGTTGAGGAGGGCGCGGATGTTCTTGTCACCTGTCAGGCGGGCCTCGCGGGTGAGGAACTGGAAGGCTTGGCCTAGCACGGCCTGCTCGTCCACGTCGAGGAGCTTGCTTTCTTCGGCCATGTCAGCGGCCCACTGCACATACTTTTCGGGGTCGCTCTCGAAGGTTTCCTTTGCCCACTTGCGGAGCTTGTCGAGTTGCACGGTTTCCGGGCCGCCTAGCTCGTCACGGGCGGCGGTCAAAGCCTGATACACGGCGCGGGCCTCGGGGTACTCGAACTGCTTGGACAGGTTGCGCCCTGACATCTTGCCGCTGGCCTGCATGGCGTCGATGGCATCTGGGTCGTTGCGTAGCGCCTCCCTGGCGGCGGCCTCTTCCTCGGCTAGGCGTTGCTGCTCTGCCATGAAGGCGGCCAAGTCTGGGTCGGCCTCTTCGTCGGCCTCGGGCTGGCTGGTCTCTTGGCTGGCGGGCGGGCCGCCTTCTGGGGCGGGCGGGTTGCGCAGGATGGATGGGCTGGCGGGGTTGAAGCGTTCAGAGAGCGGGATGACTTCGCCGGACTCGTCGCGGGTCACGGGGTCGGCGGATTTGATCTGAGATGGCTCGAACGCAATAAACGAATCGCCTTCGCCCTCGGCCTCATTGCGATAAACAATGGATTCGATGCCCTTACTTTGTAGCAATTCACGCAATGCAGCATTGTTATCGTTGGCATTGAAAACGGCGTCATATTCGGCCTCGCTGATTTTGACTCCACGCTTCCGCAGTTCGCGCATAACGCTTTGGTAGTTCCACGTTCCAAGATCGGGGAGCCTAAAAGGTTTGCCAAGTTTTGCAAAGAACGGGAATACCTCGCCAAACATTGCTGCCGCACTTTCATTGCCAAGGTGGACGCCAAGTTCTAACTCTCCTGATGGAGGAGAGAATACGTCGAAGGATAGTTTTTCCCGCGATGGCTCATAGGTGCCAGTGGCCTCTGCTTGCCATTTCTTAGCGTTCGCCGCATCCTCTTGAGTGACACCCATTTGCCCATTGTCGGCAAGGCGCTGATAGACGCTGGTGGCTCCATACCATTCGCGCAGGCCCACACGCTCCGCTAGCGACTTTAGATTTTCAATAGCTTTGGCGCTTCCTGATGTGGACTCTCCCTCAACCGTTTCTGTCGCGTTTGTTCCATGAAAGAGTTTGCGGTCATACCCGGCAGCCTTTGCCGCATCGTCCACCATGGCCTGAGCCTTCGCCAAGTCCCCGGCGGCCACGGCAGCCAAGTACTCGGCGTCCTGGGCGGGCGTGACGGCCTGCCCGGCTGGCGGCAGGCCAAGCACGGCGGGCTGGCTGGGCGGATTGTAAAGCGCCACGCCTTTGTCAGTCTCGCGTGTCTTAATCGCGTCCACCATCTTCTGAAATGCCTCGTTTGTCGCGGTGCGCTCATCTCCTTGCGGATACAGGTTGCCCCATGATCCACTATCAGCGGTAAAGCCAACAAGGTAAGGTGACTGGTTGCCTTCACGGCGTATTGAGTCCTCAATAAACGCCTCAAATGAGCGGGCGAATAACTCATGCTTGCGCTGCCAATAGTCGCCCTGCTCTTGGGAGGCTTTTAGCGTGTTCGTCGGCACTGTGCGGGCAGGCACCTGAATGTTGCCAGCCTCGGCACGGGCAAGGTCGTTATTGGTGGCAAAGATCATTCCTGAATGGCGGCCTAGCCCGGCTGCTAAATCGCTCATCTTGCCGCCTCCAGTCACGGGCCAATCAATGCGGATTTTCTGTGCTTTGGCGGCACTGTCGATGATTGCGAGCATCTTGACGGCTATTTGTGTCATGTCTGGCCTGCCGTTTGCCAGCGCCTCGGGCATTCTTTGCCCGCGTAATTGAGATATGTAAGTATCCACCTCGTCTTTTTGAGTCGGTGTTAGCTTCACTTTTTCCGTAGATCGCTCCACCGATTTGAGCCATGAATCCGTTTTCTTTTGCGCGGTGGCGTTTCTCTCCTTGAGGTCGGCAATGTACTCGGGTGCCGTCCATTGGCGCTCACTGACGGCCTTTAACACCTCGTTGATCGTTGCCGCCAATTCTGCGCGGAACTCGTTGGTGCCTTTTGCCCCGTGGCTGACATACTTGCCGATTTGCCCGCCTGTTGCCAAGCGGCCAAAGTAGTCATCCATGGCGTGTGCCCATTCATGCGCCAAAGCTCCGGCCCCGCTAGTCTTGGTCAGATTGATGACAACGCGGCTCGGCTCGTAGTGGGCGGCAAATTTGCCGCTGCCTCGCGCTCCGAATGCAATGCCAAGTTCACCATTCAGGCTCAATGCCTTTGGCGAGACATTGAGGATGCGGGCGAGGTCATGCAGGCCGTCGAAAGCCTGATTGAGCGATTGCTGGCGGTCGCCGTCGTTTGTCCATAAACCAAACTCTGCACCACGGAAGCCAAACTCAGATAGCAATTCATCGCCGGTAACGTCGCGGCCATTGCGGTAATCTGGCCCGGTGCGTTTGACGTCGGGATTGAATGGCCGCTTTGGATCTTCTTTGCGTGCTTTTACGGCGGCGGCTTTAGCCCATGCCTCGGCTGCCTCTTTGGTTGGGTGATCCTGTGAAACAATGTAATGGCCGCCCTTAATGACCTGCCAGTTAGGGGGCGTGTTTACCGTGATGGTCTTTTTCTCCCATGTGCCATCTGACAGTCTGTTTGAAATCACGGAGCCAACTGGCACCATCCTAATATCAAACATGCGCTGCCATTGCTCTTGTGGAGCAGGCCACGCCGGAAGTTTTTCCAATTTGCGGGCAATGTTTCGCAGGTCGTAGCCAGTCACCTCCATAGCGCCTGGAAGTTCGTAACTGCGCTTCCCAGTGCTGACGAGGTGCATGATGGCCTTGGCATCGGCGGTGTATTGCGACCTTCCGCCGTAGCCGGTTGGCGATGATTCAAAAACCGCGTCCCGTAGAGCCTTCAGTTCTTCTGGTGTCTTCACCGACTTCAAGCCGTCGCGGATTTTGCCCACCGTCTCGACATAGAGACGCAATGCCGCGTCTCGTTGGGCTGGGTCTGCCTGCTGTGCCCGGTTGAGGTTGGGCTTGGGCGCGATGGAATCATAGACCTCCTTCAAGGCGTATGCCATTGGCTTTTCCACGCCACTCTCAATGAGTGCCTGATAGTCAGGTTTTGGGAACACCTGAGCTTTATTGGTATATGCCTGCTTCTCAGTGTCCGTGAGGCCGTCGTAATCGGACATGGCAAGCCCACGCTCTTTCCAGCGGTCCTTGCGGGCACCGCCGATTTTCTCGCCAACATCCTCGATCTTAGCGATGGTCTTTTTAGTGCGCTTGGCTGGCGGGATTACGGGGGCGGCTTCTGCCTCTGCTTGCGCCGCCCCGCCCTGCCCTTCGGGGGCTGGTGCTTGGGCAGGCTGGGCCGCCTCTTGGCCCGGCTGGGCTGCGGCCTGTTTGGCGGCGTTGATAGCCTCCCATGAGGTAGGGTCGTTCTCGCGGTCCCATTTGGAAACGGCCTCATCCACCAGTTTATCAGACAAGGCCCCTAAAGCACTGTCATGGGCGCTTTGTTGCTGTTGCCATTCAGATAGCTGGGAGCTTCCTTTTTCTGTAAGCTTGGCCTCTTTGGTTTTTGTCACCCATCCTGCGCGGATACCCACAGCTAAGCGGGCTGGCGTTAGCTTATCTGAGCTGTAAGGCTTGCGGTTTGCACGATCACGCAGGGCTTGCAAGGTTTCCAGGTCGTCTGGGGCTGGTGGCGGAATGGATGGATCTTGGGCGGCGATGGCGCGGGCGGCCTCGGCTGCCTCTTCTCTGGTCTGGCCCGGCTGGGCGGGCGGCTCGGCTGCCGGGCTGGCCCATTTCTCCAGGCGAACGGCTAGCTCGTCGGCGTTCAACTGCCAAAACTTCGCATCCATTTCCAAGGCTCGCTTCATGCGGGCGGAGGCTTCGGCGATGTTGCGGTTGTAGTTCTCGCCTGTCTGCTCGTAGGGCGCGGCGATCTCCAGCAACTCCTGGGGCGTCTTGCCCTTGTATGGCGTGTCGTCTTGGGTGCGCAAGGCCACGGCCTTTGGCTCGGCGGGTGCCTCTGCCGTGACGGGCGGGGCCGGGCGGGCGGTAGAGTAGGCTGGCGCTCCGTTGATGCGCATGGGCATGAGCACGAACAGGGCGTTGCCTGCCCGGAGGGTGGCGGGGCTCACATCGTCCTGAATGCGTAGTTCAATCTGCTCGTGGCCGAGGTTGCGGGCTACGCGCAGGATGGTTTGGAAGTAGTCGGGGCTGTAGGCGGCGAGGATCTTGGCCTCGGGCTGGATGTTGTGGGCGTAATCGCCTCGGTTGATGTCGCTGGCAAATA